GATGACAAGAAAGAAAAAGCCGGGCGGCAGCCGCGACTGGTATGCGCTCTACCAGCAGCACCCGCAGCCGCCCGATACGATGAAGATGTTTCGGCGCGCGTGGTTTGAGATTGTGCGCGACTATCCGCGCGATGCACGCAGCGTTAGATACTGGGATCTTGCAGCGACAGCGGCAAAGCCGGGCAAGGATCCCGACTGGACAAGCGGCGGCAAGCTCGTCGAGAAGGACGGCATCTATTACGTCGTAGATATCCGGCATGTGCAGAGCTCGCCGCTCGGCGTGGAGCGGCTCGTCAAGCAGACCGCGGAAACGGACGGCAGAGCAGTCAAAATCTACATGGAGCAGGAGCCGGGATCGTCTGGCGTCAATACGATCGACCACTATCGCCGTGAAGTCCTCAAGGGCTATACGTTCTATGGCGACAAAAAGACGAGCAACAAGGCCGAGCGGGCGATGCCGCTCTCGGCCGCAGCCGAGGCAGGCAATGTGAAACTCGTCACCGGAGACTGGAATAAGGATTTCCTCGATGAAGCAGAGGCATTCCCAAATGGCCGGCATGACGATATGGTCGATAGCGTGACGGGCGCTATGACGATGCTGACGAGTGCGCGCTTCGGCATTTTGGACTACTACCGTACGCAGGTTGCGCAAAAAGGCATCACACAGACCATCAAAGATGCGATCACAGGAGGCGGATCATGAGCTTTGCAAATCAATTCTTGCACGGTATGCAAGGCTTTATCAAGGCCTATTTAAGCGCGGGAGAAGCGCCTAAGCCCGCCCTTGAAAGAGGCGCGGCACCGGCACAGATGGACTATAACGCCGGGGCGAATATGCAGACCATGCCGCGCGCGGATTCGGAAGTCACGTTTGAACAGCTGCGCTATTTCGCCGACAACTATGATCTCCTGCGCCTCGCGATTGAGAAACGGAAGGATCAGATCGAATCTCTCGAATGGAACATCGCGGCGATCGACAAGACGGATCCCGTCGCGCGGGAACGTGCGCGCGAACTCTATGCAAAACTGCGCCGGCCGGACGGGATTCACAGTTTCTCCCGCTGGATGCGGGCACTCGTCGAAGACATCCTTGTGATCGATGCGCCCGCAATCTACATCAGACGCAATGTTGCGGGGCATATTCACGCGCTGGAGCTTGTCGACGGCGCGACCATCAAGGTCAATATCACGGACGAGGGGCGCACGCCCGCACCGCCGCTCGCAGCGTATCAGCAGATCATCGACGGCATGCCCGCCGTCGATCTGACCACAGATGAATTGCTGTACTTTCCGCGCAATGTGCGCTCGCATAAACTCTATGGGCTCAGCAAGGTCGAGCAGATCATCATGACGGTCAACTTGGCTGTGCGGCGGCAAATGTATCAGCTGGATTATTACACGCAGGGGACGATCCCGGAGGCGTTCCTCGCCTGTCCCGCAGATTGGGGACTTGATCAGATCGAGGCGTTCCAAGGCTATTGGGACTCCCTTTTCGAGAAAAGCGACAAGTCGATACGGCGCAAGGCGCGCTTTGTCCCTGCGGGACTTAATCCGATCTTTCCGAAAGATTCGCCCATGAAGGACGAGTTCGATGAATGGCTTGCGCGTGTCATCTCGTATGCGCTTGATCTGCCACCCACGGCACTCGTTAAGGAGACGAACCGCGCGACGGCAGAGACGACGCAGGCGGCAAGTCAAAGCGAGGGACAGCGCTCCTTTGCGAACTATCTCAAAGAGATCATGGACGTGATTCTACATGAGTATTTTGACGTCGATAACGTCGAGTTCGTGTGGGCGACCAAGGAAGAAGTCGAACCCCTCAAGCAGGCGCAGATTGATCAGATCTATGTCAATCTGCATGTGCTCGCGCCGAGCGAAATCCGCAGCCGCATCGGCTACGATCCGCTGACGGACGAGCAGGCAGAGGAGATCGCGGCACTTGCACCGATGGCGCAGCAGCTCCCGGCGATGTTTCCGACCGGCGGCGGGGTGCAGAAAATCGATGCTCCGTATGCAAAGAAGCGTGATGCGCCCGACGTTGCTGCCGTTCAGCGAAGATTTGAAGCGGCGATCGGGCGTATGTTTGACAGGATATTGCCCAATCTCGTTCGGCAGATTGAAGATCGATACGGTGACGCGCTTGCGTCGATCGAAAAGATCGACGCGAAGAAAAAGAAGAAGATCATCGATGCGACGTTGGATGAACTCGACTTTGACGGCTGGTCCATCCTCTTTGACGATGCGGCCGAATGTCTTGAAGACATCACAAAAGCAGGCGCCTATGACGGATTACGGCATATGAATGTGTCAACAGAGGGCATCACGGAGCTTGTCGATCGCGATGCGCAGGAATGGGCAAGGCAGCGTGCTGCCGAACTCGTTGGCAAGAAGTGGAACGGCAAGGAGATGGCTGACAATCCAAATCCCAAATGGGCGATCACGGAGTCGACACGCGAACTCCTGCGCGGGACGATCGGTAAAGCCGTTGACGAAGGATGGAGTCCGCAGAAACTTGCGGCGGCCATACAGGATGACCGGCAGTTCTGGGCGCGTCGCGCCAATATGATCTCGCGGACAGAGCTGCAGATGGCGCATCAGAACGGTAATCTCATCGGCTGGAGAAGTACCGGCGTCGTCAAAGGAAAGCAGTCGCTTTGCATAGAGACACATTGCCCGGTATGCGCAGACAATGCGGAAGCCGGAATTATCGGCATCGACGAGACATTCCCGAGCGGCGATCTCGCCCCGCCCTTCCATCCAAATTGCCGATGTACGATGCTGCCGGTGCTCGATGAAGATATGCCGAACACATAGATACCTTTCAATTTCCTTCAAACACCCTTTAAAAACGCTCGAAAAGTATTTTTCGGGTATTTGGTCGGGAACGATGAAAAAACCGCTGAAAATCGTTTTTAGAGATAACCGACTTTCAGAAAGGAGACGATGCGATTGCTTTTGAACAACGACCATCTCGGTGGTGTCAACGAGCCGGTGAAAGGAGGCGATCCTATTGGGCTTATACATCCCCATCCGGAAAATTGAGGAAAGTCGTCGGCTGATCTACGGGATCGCCGCAGCCGAGGAAGTCGACCGCGCCGGAGAGATTTTCGATTATGAATCGTCGAAGCCCTACGTCAAGGCATGGTCGGACGAACAGGCGGCGCAGAGCGGCGGGCAGAACTACGGCAATGTCCGCGCGATGCACGGAGATATTTCCGCAGGTAAGATCGTCGCGCCGATCACGTTCGACGACGAAAAGAAGACAGTCAACGTCTGCATCAAGGTCGTAGATGATATCGAATGGCGTAAGGTGCTTGAGGGCGTTTATACGGGCCTCAGCTTCGGCGGACACTGTATGAAGACGTGGCAGGACGGCAGCGCTGTACGCTATACGCTTAAGCCTTCGGAGCTGTCACTTGCGGACCGGCCATGCGTGCCGTCCGCGAATATCATCGAAGTTGTCAAAGCGGACGGCAGTGTCCGCAAAGTCGTAGTACAAGGGAGGAACAATATGGAAACCAATGTCAAGAAAATGGATCTCGCAGAGTTCGGCACGCTGATCAGCGACGTCAACGCAGGGCTGGCAGATGATGAGAACGTGCCGCAGAAACTCAAGGACAGTGTTGCGCAGCTCGCCGAGACCATTGCCGAATGCACCGATGCGGCACCGGAAGAGCCGGATGCCGAAAAGAACGATGCGGTGGCAAAGCCCGACGGAGACGAGTCGACCAAAGGCGATCCGGATACCGACGAGATCGCAAAGGTTGTGCGGGACGTCGTGCAAAGTGCTATGAAACCTGTCACCGAGACCGTCAAAAAGCTGGAAGAAAGCCTTGCGGCAAAGGAAAAAGAGGTGGGCGAGCTCCGCGAGAAATTGGAAAAGATCGAAAAGGCTGCCGTTCCGTCGCGCGTCGTCTTGAAGACCGATGGCTGGAAGCTCAAAAAGACGGAGAAAGATAGCGGCGCCGATGATGCGCTGGCGCAGATCAAAGCACAGCACAGCGGTCAGAAGACATGGGCATACGAAGCGTAAGGAGGACAAGGAAATGAATCTGTATCAGATTACGAAAGATACGCAGCAGAAGCTGCAGAATGCACTCGGCGAATCGCTCGCGGCGCCGATCAAGAAAGCAGACGGAATCCGAACGGGGAACGGGCTGGTCAATTACGACCTCCAGCCCGCTGCAAAACTCCTCTATCCCGTCCTGTCTCCCCTCAGAAACTCGACCCCGCGCGTGAAGGGCGGCGGAGGAGACAGTACGCACTGGAAAGCGATCACGAGCATCAACGTCGACAATCTTTCGATGGGCGTCAGCGAGGGCCAGCGCAGCGGCGTGATCTCGATCGAGACAAAGGATGCCTTTGCGCTCTATAAAACGCTCGGACTGGAGAACTTCGTCACGGACGAGGCCGTCTTACAGGGCGAGGGCTTCGATAATCTTCGCGCCATCTGTGCGAAGAATTTGCTCGAAGCGGTCATTATCGGCGAGGAGAAGATCCTGCTCGGCGGCAACTGTTCTTTAAAGCTCGGCAAGACAAAGACACCGACGCTTGCGGCAAAGACGACCGGCGGAACGCTCGGAGCATCGAAGAAGATCTCGGTGGTCTGCGCTGCACTCTCGTTTGATGGGTACCATGCGGCGAGCGTTGCCGGGGGTGTTAAAGCGAAAGTCACGCGCCGCAATGCGGACGGCTCCGAAGACAGCTACGGCGGCGGTACGGCGCAGAAGTCCGATGCCGTCTCGGTAACGACGGGAACGGGCGCGGCAAACAGCGTGACTGCGACGGTGGCGGCAACGACCGGGGCATGCGCCTATGCGTGGTTTTGGGGCGACGAGAACGCAGAGAAACTCGGCGCGATCACGACGACGAACAGCGTCACGATCACCACACCCGCCGAAGGGACGCAGCAAGCAAAGGAACTGCCGAATGAGGACTGGTCTGCCAATGAACTCGTCATTGACGGCTATATCACGCAGACGATCAAAAACGGCGGCTATTTCAAGGCGTTGCCGGTCGCGACGGGGCTGACCGCGGATAAGGCTGCGGGGATCGTTGAGATCGACGACGCGTTCCGCTGGTTTTGGGAAAAGTACAAGGCGTCGCCGGACGAGATCTACGTTAGTGCGCAGGAGCTGCAGAGCATCACGGCAAAGGTGCTGGAGAACGGCGGCAGCAACATGATCCGCTTTAACTTCGACGCAAGCCCGGATCAGGTCGCTACACTCTCGGCGGGAACCGCGGTCGGCTCCTATCTCAACAAGTACACGATGAGCGGCGGGACGCTCGTACGCATTGTACTGCATCCGAATATGCCCGCCGGGACGATCATGTTCCGTTCGACGACGATGCCGTATCCCGTAAGCAACGTGACGAATATCGCCGAGGTACGCTGCCAGCAGGACTATTTCCAGACCGAATGGCCGCGCAAGACCCGTAAATATGAGTACGGCGTTTATGCGACGGAGGCGTTTGCTCTCTATGCGCCGTTCTGCTTCGGCGTGATCACGAATATCGCCGACGTATAGAAAAGGAGTGCATACGATGATTTTCAAGGCGCGCAATATCTCAGCAGTCAGCTGTGACGGCGAAACCTATGAGGGGATCGACGGCTATATCAATCTCCCCATCTCGCCGGAGGAGGCTGCGGCGCATGGACTTGTCCCTGCGACGCCGGAAGAGGCAACAGAATATGCCGTCGCTGCCGATGCGGCGAACAATGCACAGCAGGACGATGCAGACAATAAAGCAGAGTCGGCCCCCGCAACAAATGAACCAGATGGCTCAGAAGCGCAGACAGATTCACAGGCGGGGAAGTCGTCGCGTAAGGCGAAGGATAAGAAAGATGGCGGCAAATGATCTGATCACGCTGCCGGAGTTCAAGGCGTATCTCAATATCACGAGCGATGCGGATGATCCGCTGCTGGCGCTCCTCATCGGCAGCGCATCGCGTTACCTGCTCGGGCAGATGAATCGGCAGAAGGGATTGATGCACGACTATGAACATACGAAAGGACTCGCGGAAGTGCCGGAAGATCTCCGATTCGCCTGCATGGAACTCGCGGCGCTGCGATATGCAGAGAAAAGTCGGCTGGGTGAAGTATCGAAGACGATTGGCCAGCAAACAGTCGCATTCAGCCAGAAAGATTTGAGTGATTTCGCGCGTAGTGTCGTCAATCAATATAAGCGAGTGACACCATGAGCATCACAGCGGTCGTCGTCGGCGCCGAGAACGTACAGGCACATTTTGATCGGGCCGCCGCAGGGATCGACCGGAAGATTGCGGAGTCGATCGGACGTATTACCGTGCGGCTGCAGGCGCGCGTCGTTCGGGATAAGCTCTCGGGGCAGGTGCTTCATGTGCGCTCGAATAACCTGCGCGGCAGCATCCATCAAGAGGTCACGCAGGACGGCGATACGATCATCGGACGTGTCGGGACAAATGTCGAGTATGCGGCGTATCATGAATACGGCTTTACGGGCGCACAGTCCGTAAAATCACATATGCGGATGATGCGGTACGCGTTTGGTAAGCCTATGAAACAGCCGCGCAAAGTCCTCGTGCAGGCGCATACGCGCAACGTCGACTACCCCGCACATTCCTTTCTGCGGACGGCTATGCAGGATATGCGCGATGAGATTATGGCAGAACTGACGGACGGGGTGAAGGAGGCGATCCAATGAACCGCGAAGCGGTCTATCAAGGGGTATATGACTACATCCGTGCAGCGGTTGGCGCAGATGCAGCCGTCACATGGAGTCGCCAACTCCAGCACTGGAACGATGTTCCGGGGATTCGGCAGCCTGCGATCTTTTTTGCGCAGACCGGAGAAGAACTTCGCACAGACGGGGTGCGTGTCCTTTGGCGCTGCGGGGTGGAAATATATATCTATACGACCGCGGACAACAACGCTGACACCGTTTCCGCAACGGGCATGAACAGGATCTTGGATCAGATTACCGCCGCGGTGATGCCACGCAGCATATTCGGCGAGCGGGATCAGACGCTCGGCGGTCTGGTCGTGGACTGTAAGATCGCGGGGAAAATTGAAACGGATGCCGGGACGCTCGGCAGGCAGTCGGTCGCCATCGTCCCGCTCAGCATCCTCGTTGAAGAATAGGAGGCAACAACATGGCACAGTATATGTTTGGCGCAGGCATGATGATCGCGATCCCGAAGAAAGAGATCGCGACGCCGCGCATTTTGGGGACGATGCAGGAGGTCAGCATCGAGTTCTCCGGCTCTACCAAAGAGTTGTTCGGACAGAACCAGTTCTCCGCAGCAGCCGCGCGCGGTCAGCAGAAGATCACGGGCAAAGCGAAGATGGCGAAGATCGACATGAATACCTATAACGATCTGTATTTCAACGAGGAGATGCAGGTCGGTCAGAACCTTGCCGTATTCAACAAAGAGTGCATCGTTGAGAACACCGGCGCGACTGTGACGCCGGCGTTCGGGAGCGGCGAGACATTTATTGAGAATCTCGGCGTGACCAATTATGCGGGCGAGACGCTCGAACGCGTCAAAGATACGCCGAAGGTGAATGAGTACACGGTCGATGAGAAGACCGGGAAGTACACGTTCAACGATGCGCTCAAGAAGAAGCCGGTCTACATCTCGTATCTCTATCAGACGACGGCGGGCGGTAAGCGCATCGTGATCAACAATGCGCTCATGGGTGAGGCACCGACGTTTAAGGGCATCTTTAACGGGCGCTTTGCAGGCAAGCAGATGACCTTAATCCTCAACGCCTGCACGAGCTCGAAGCTCTCGCTTGTCTCGACGAAACTCGAAGACTTTTCCATCCCCGAATTTGATTTCGCCGCGATGGCAGACGACGCGAACCGCGTCGGTGAGCTGAGTACGGCGGAATAAAGGAGCAACAGACATGAAAGAGAACGTCGCGGAAAATCAAGCATTCTTCGAGGGCACTGAGCTCGTCATTCGCGGGAAGACATACATCGTCCCCGGTCTCAGCCTTGCGCAGGTGGAAGCACATGCGGACGAAATTGAAAAGCTCTCGAAGATGGACGAGAAGGAAGCTTTCAAGGCGATGGGGAAACTTGCAAACCTGCTGTATTTGGCGTTCAGCAGGAACTATCCGGAGATCCCTTTGGAGGAGTTCAAGGAACTGATCGATATCCGGACAGCGCCGAAGCTTTTCCAGAGCGTTATGGGTGAAAGCGGGTTTGAACAGGGACAGACGCTGCCGGGGGAAGCACAGCCTGTTGCGCGGAAATAGATTTCCTGCGCATCTACGCGGAGATCGCAGTCGCAACGGGCTGGACGATAGATTATGTTCGGCACAATCTGACGCTGAAACGATACAATGCCCTAAAGAGTGTGTGGAGAAGATCGCCGCCGACAAATGTATGTCTGGCGGCGATTTGCGAATATCTCGGTATGAAATTAACGAGTGAGGAGCCGCAGCAGCTATCTGCTGATTCGGAATGTTACTACGATGAGAGTTACTACAATGTTGAGGCGCAGCCGGAGGCGGCGCGGATGCTGGGCATAGATTTTTACAGTACAGCGGGGAGGTGAGATGAATGGCAGCCGATGACCAGATTGATGTACAAATAACCGCGTCGCCTGCTGATTTTGTTGCCGGAGTTAATACCGCACAGCAGGCGCTGACAAACAGCACTGCCCAAATGCAGCGAAGTGCAGGCGGGATGGCTGCTAATGTTCGGTCCTCTATGCTTTCTCTGCAGAATAATGCACAGAGCGCAATGAGCGGATTCAGCGCCTCGGTCGCGAATGCAGTGAACCGCGTCACATCGTCAATCGGTTCGATGAAAGCTGCCATCGGTGCAGCGGGCATCGGGATTGTTGGAATCTTCGGGAGCAGTACGAAAGCAGCCCTCGATTATGAAAAGGCGCTGCTCGGCCTGTCCCGTACGAGTGGGATGAGTGTAGCAACGTCCTCGGAGCTTGCCTTTGCGGCAAGTCAAGTCGGCATGAGCACAGACGATCTGACGCGCAATATCGGCTTTTTGGCACGGTCACTCGGGACGCTTGAGAAAAACGCCGACAGCGAGACAAACGCGTTCAACAGGTTCGGCATCGAAGTCCACAATGCAAACGGAGGCCTGCTGCCGACGCAGGAGATTATCGGCAAGGTTGCCGATCGGTTTAAGAGTATGCCGGACGGTGTGCAGAAATCAGCGCTCGCGATGAGCATCTTCGGCCGCGAAGGGCGTGCAATGATCCCTCTCCTTAATCAAGGGAGCGAGGGACTCGAAAAAATGCGGGACAAGGCGCAGGGCCTTGGACTGGTCGTTGAAAACGTGTCGGCACTCAAGTCTTATGTTTCGGCGCAGCGGCAGTGGAGCGCGACGCTGCAGTCCCTGCAGATACAGATCGGCAACGGTGTGCTGCCGGTTTTAACGAGCTTTTCAAAGGCTATTACAGGTCTTTTGCAGGCATTTAACCGAATCAATCCAGAAACACGCACAGCAATTATCACCGTAACGACGATGGGGGCGAGCCTTGCGGCACTGACGCTCGGCTGGGGCGCTGCAGCGGCTGCCATTGCGGCGTTCGGCGGACCGTTTGCGCGTGTCGGCGTTATGATGGGATCCATGCCCAACGTGATCGGCGCCTGTGCGACCGGCATCAAGGGCTTCGTTGTTGGACTTGCCGACGGGACGATCAGGCTCGTGCAGTATGTGGCATCGGGACGGATGCTCACGGCGATTCACGGCGGCATGCAGGCGGCAGTTGCCGCAGCGCGCGCCTCGGTGGCCGCCATGCGGGGGACGGTCGTCGCCGCGTCGCTCGCGTATCAGCTGGGCGGTGTCCGATCGATCGCCGCATACTGTGCATCCCTCCTAACGATGCGCACCGTGATCTCGCTTGCGCGTATTGCACTGCTGCTGCTCTATTCTACCGCGACAATCGGCATTGCTGTCGTTGTCGCGCTTGCCGCCGTTTGGGTGGGAGGCTTTGCGGATATCGGGGAGGCTACGGCCGGCACCTGTGATGCGATAACGACCGGACTCAATCAATTTGCGGACGGCATCGGGCAGATTATGTCCGGCATCGGGCATCTGTTCGTAAGTCTTGCAAAGACGATCGGTAATGCCATTGTTGGAGATTTTTCCGGCGCATTGGAGTCCGCAAAGGGCATGCTGGAGGGCATTAAAGATGTCGGACTCGGTGCATGGGGCGCGATGCAGGGGATAGGGCAAGCTATTAACGGAGCAATATCCGATCCCGAGGGGGCGCTGAATTTTGCGAAAGCTGCGGGAATGTCCCTTTGGAACGGGCTCAAGAATATGCTCGGTTTCGGTGGTGACGATCCTGTTGTCGAAACAGGAGACACGGCCGATGCAGGTGACTTTGGCGCTGCCGGAGGGGGCAGTGGAAAAGAGGGCAAGGGCACGGGAGCAAACGCCGACAGTGTCTATGAAAAGCAAAAGAAACTATATGAGCAGCAGCTGCAGCTTGCCGAATACAGTGCGGAAGAAAAAGAAGCGCTCTATCGTCAGTATCTTGAGAACGTCGAGAAGTCTGAGCAGGAGCTCGCGGACTATAAGATTGGGCTCTATGCACTCGAAAAAGAGGCATTTAAGGCATCGCTCAAGGCGCAGGAAACGGATCTTGAAAATAACCATATCCGCGGAACGATTACAGAGCATACGTATCAATCGGAATTGGCGCGTATTAAACGGGCGAATCTCAATGCTGAGGCTGAGTTCAGGGCAAAGGCTGTTATGGAGGCCCTCCGTCTCACCGAAGAAGAAAAAGCCGCGCAGCTCAGGTCTTATAAAGAAAAGGTCGAAGCAACTAGTTGGTACAAAGAGTCGCTGAAAGAAGTACTCGACGCTGAAAAGAAGCTCGCGGATTATGAGCTGTCTATCCAGAATAAGCTCCTCGAATATCAGCGTACCCGTACTCTCGATTCCATTTCCCTTGAGGAAAAACGTCTTGAAGGACTGGAGAATATCGGCGCGATCTCGCAGGAAGAACTCCTTGCGAAACAACGTGAATTTGAGGAGCAGCGCTATAGCCTGCAGCGCACAGCGGCACAGAAGGAACTCTCGGACAATGCGATCAACGTCGATGCGATGATTGATGCGTACGAGAAATACGCGTCTGCCCGCACGGAACTCGACAAGGAAGTCTACTTTAACAAGATGCTCCTCGAATCGAAAAACGAGGAGACGACGATCGCGGCGCTTAAGTCGCTTGAAGAACTCTATGCCCAGCATGCGGAAAAACTGCTCAGCATCCAGCAGAAGCAGAAAGAAAAAGAAGTACATATCATCAAGGGAGTGCGCGATACATTAGCGAGTGAGATGTCCGGGATCATGCAGGACGTCGCAAAGGGGTCGAAAAGCATCCTTGAAGGGATTCGGTCTCTGATCTCGTCCACGATGGCGAGCATCCTCAAGCAGATCACGCAGCAGCTGTCCGAGAATATCGTTCAGAAGGCCTTTGCACGGCTGCTCAAACAAAAGGGAAAACCGGACATGACTGCCGTGACTGCTGAGCGTACGACGCAGGCGGCCCGAACGGCTGCCGCACAGGCGGGGGCAATGCAGCGTTCAATGATCGAGCAGACGAGCGGGCAGATGCAGGTCGCCGCTACAATGGAAAAGGCAACGATGCAGATTGCAACGGAGACATCGAAGGACGAGGTGATCACGGCATCCAGTGCGGCGGCTGGGCAAGCCTCGGTTGCATCGATACAGGCAAGCATTACCGCGATGATGCAGATGTTGCCGATCATGCTTGTGCTCTCTGCATTGACGGGACTGTTCGGCGGCGGAAAATCGTCAACGACGGAGAGCACTGGGCCAAAGATCAATCTCGGGCGCAATCCGAACAGCTACTACAAAACGCCGACGCTCACGGGGATTCCATCCTTTGATATCGGCTCATGGAGACTCCCGGCGGATACGCTTGCAATGGTCCATAAGGATGAGATGATCGTTCCCGCGCGCGGCGGCATTGCCGACGGGGTGCGTAATGTGCTGTCTTCCGGAGGCGCATCGTCTTCGACGGTTGTCAATCTAAGCTATAGCGCCGTACACCAAGGCCGTACGAACGCAGACATACGGCAAGAAATGAAAGACAATGCGCGCTATCTGGTCAAGGTGCTTGATACCGAATGCCGTAAGTTTAACCGCGGCGTAAATCTGAGGGGGTGAACCTATGCAGGCGGCAGTATTTCCGGATCTGCCGGGAATCTCATGGGGCGTGACAAAGACGCCGGAGTTCTTTTCGCTCACGAAAGTCAGTCCATCGGGCGTCGATGTGGCTGCGGCACTCTCCGCATATCCCCGTTGGCGATTCTCTCTCAGTTATGAGTTCCTCCGTACAGATGCGGCTGCAGAGTTGGAGCGCCTCGTCGGGTTCTTCCTCGCACGGCGCGGCAATGTGGAGGACTTTTTGTATAAGGATCCTACCGATCATCATGTTGATCGTCAGGGCTTTGGTGTCGGAGACGGCACAACAACGCGATTCGTGCTGTGCCGCAATGTCGGAGGATTTATCGAGCCGCTCTATGATACCGTAGATGAGGAGATTTTTATCGGAACGACGAAGCAACAGAAAGGATATCTTGTTGATCATGGTATTGTGATATTTACAGAAGCGCCGCCTACGGGAGCTCGGCTCATATGGTCGGGGGATTTCTATTATCGCTGCCGATTCAAGGAGTCTTCAATGGAGTTTCGAAATTTCTCCTTCAAACTCTGGGAGGCGAAGACCGTTGAGTTTGTCAGCACGAAGAAGGTGTTCTCATGAAGACTGCGAGTGATCGATTGAAAACACTGCTGCTGGAGTCACAGACGTTTTATATGACGGATCTATACGAGATCATGCTCGTCGACGGCGTACGCCTGCATTATACGTCCTGTGATATCCCTCTTGTGGTCGGTGACGTCGAATACGTGCCGCTTGCTGTGGAACGTGATGGCACAACGCAGACGAATGACATCAGCGTTGATGAGATGAACCTAACGATTTACACAGCTCCGGATCGAATTCTCGACGGTAAGACAACGATTATGCAGGGCATTGTTGCCGGGCGATTTGCCGATGCGGAGCTGAGGTTGTCGCGGCTCTTTTCACCGATGCCGTTCGGTATCGCGACAAATGAGATTGATGCGGACTATGCTCTCCTCTGGTGGGTAGGGCGCCTCAATATTGGAAGCGCCGGAGGTACGACGATCGAGGCGACGGTCGCATCGGCGACGGAGCTCCTCAATACGAAGTTTCCGACGCATCTGTACTATCCGCCGTGCATCTATACGCTCGGCGATGTCAGCTGCGGCGTCGATCTGAACAAATTCCGCATAAACGGAACCGTAAAGGGGGGAACGCGCAGCGTGGTCCAAAGTAATCTAACACTCGCAGACGGTTATCTGACAAACGGCAGCATGCGGTTTATATCTGGGAAGAATACAGGCGTGACGCGCACGATTCGTACGAATGCGAACGGTGAGATTTCTGTCGTTCTGCCGTTCTACTATGCGCCGGAGCCGGGCGATGCGTTCAGCGTCCTGCCCGCATGTGACAAAAGTATGAACTGCTGCAAGGGACGGTTTAATAATTTGGCGCGCTATCGGGGGTATCCGTTTATCCCCGTGCCGGAAACGGCATATTGAGGAGGCAGAAGCGATGCAGGAACAGGAAGAAGCAGAACGTGAGCGATTGGTCAAAGAGGCGTTGACGTGGCTCGGAACGCCCTATCGCCATATGGGCAGGGTAAAAGGCGCGGGAACCGACTGCGGCATGCTGATCCTGCAGTGCTTTATCGATACAGGACTGATCCCGCCGGTACCGGTGGACTACTATCCGCAGGATTGGCATCTGCATCGGACAGCAGAGCGCTATCTCGGATGGGTGACGCGGTACTGTAAGGCCGTCGATCGTGATGTGCCCCTGTCGGGGGATATTATCGTTTATCAATATGGGCGCTGCGTAAGTCATGGCGCACTGGTCGTGGATTGGCCGCAGTGCATTCATGCCTATGTCGGGCTCGGTGTTGTGCTCGTAGACGGGGGCAAGGGAGAGCTGGCAGAGCGCCAGCGCGGAATTTATAGCTATTGGGGGTGATCTGCCGTGGGCGGCATATTTGGCGGCGGCGGGACAGTCAGTACGGCTGACACGCGCCTTGGGAGCATTGTTATCTCTCAAAGTACATACGGTATCGTTATCCCTGTTGTCTTTGGGACGGCGCGCGTCTCCGGCAATATGATCGACTATGTAGACTTCACGGCGATCCCGCATACGACGCGCACGCGCAGCGGCGGCAAGGGCGGTGGCGGAGGTGTTACGACCGAGCATACAACATACACCTATGAGGCTGCGGCGATTTTCTCTCTGTGTGAGGGACCGATCCGAGCGGTTAAGCGTATCTGGCGCGATAAAAATATCTATTCCAACTTGGCAGATATCCGGATGGAAGCTTTTCTAGGAAATGACGACCAACGTCCTTGGGCGTGGATGCAGGGAAAATATCCGGAGCGTGCAATCAGTTATCCAAATACCGCTTATGTTGCGAGTCCGAACCTTGAATTGTCGAGCTCCGGAAACACGCCGACGCTGAACTATGAAGTTGCAGGAAGGAGTGTTGCGCCCGAGCGAGACGATGCCGCGCCGATCGATATTATCCGGGGCATTTTGTGCGATGCCCAGATCGGCGTGAATTTTCCTGAAAAATATCTTGCAGATGCAACACAATTCTCGAACTACTGTCGTGTGAACGGCATCTACTTTTCCCCTGCATATGATAATCAAGCCGAAGCACACGAGCTGATCTCCGCCCTGTTGCAGGCGTCAAACAGTGCGCCCGTATGGTCGCAGGGTCAGCTGAAATTTGTACCCTATGGACTCGCAAGGCTCGAAGCAAACGGTGTGACTTATACGCCGCCCGTTGCGCCGCTCTACGATATTACCTATGACGATCTTGTTTACGAGGAAGGAACGCCGCCTGTTGTAATCAAGCCGAATCTTGCGGCAGATCGCTATAACATGCAGTCGATCGAGATCCTTAATCGGAAGAACGATTACAACGTGGAGCCGATCAAAGCGACGGATGATGCGGACATCAGCCAGCGCGGCATTCGTCCGGCAGATAATATCGAGATGCATTTTATCACGCTGCCGGATGTCGCGCAGTTTGCGGCACAGTCGATCCTCCAACGCAAGCTCTATGTGGTCGCGCAGTATGAATTTACGCTGACATGGCGGCACTGCCTGCTCGATCCGATGGACGTTGTTACGATCACTGATCCCTTGCTGGGATTGGATCGCTATCCCGTACGCATCATCAGTATAGAGGAGGATGACGAGCTCAATCTCAAGATCACGGCTGAGGATTGCCCGGATGGTGTCAACAGCCCGACCGTCTATACAACACAGGCAGCGGAACGGCCGAAGTTAGACTATAACGTACCAGCAGCGAACATCAATGAACCTGTGATCTTTGAGCCGCCTGCACAACTTGCAGAAGCAATGTCCATATGCATGGCGGTCAGCGGCAAAAGAAATGTTTGGAGCGGCGCAAATGTATGGGCAAGCTATGACGGTGATACCTATAAAAAGATCGGTGTGATCGAGCAGCCTGCTCGTCACGGTACGTTACTGGAAGCGCTCAAGCACGGATACAGTAATGATACGCATAACGCTCTTGTTGTAGACGTGTCAATGAGTTGTGCGGAGCTCATGACGGCAACTGCAGCCGATGCGGAAAACAATAATACGTTATGTTACGTTGATGGAGAGTTGATATCTTACGAGACGGCAGAACTTATAGGGGAATATAGATACCGTCTAACGAAACTCCGCCGCGGGGTCTACGGGACAAAAATAAAGGAACATCCCGCCAACAGCAAATTTGCAAGAATTGATGATGCGGTGTCCTATTATAAATACCGTGCCGAAGATATCGGCAAACGCTTCTATCTGAAATTCACATCTTTCAACATCTTTGGGAAGAACGAACAAAGTCTCGCAGATGTAGAGCCGTACATATTTACCATTCACGGCGCAGATGCAATCGAAAAACCCGTGTTTACTGTGGTACAGAACGGGGAAAGTCTTATCGCCACGCTTGCGATGAACATCAATAGTGCAAGCGATATTTACTACAAGTATGAACTGCGATTTGGCACATCGTGGGAGACCGGCAGGTTTATTGATCGGTTTACAAGCAACATCTATACGTTCCGCGCACCCGAAGAAGGAACACTGACGTTTTGGCTGAAAGCGATTGATGGGAGGGGGAATTACTCAAAAGAGGCTGGGCGTGCAATTGTGAGTGTCGTGGATCTCCCTCGTAAAAATATCCTGTACGAAAAGCAATCTGACTTGTCGGATGCAAATATCGCTCATATGTGGCGTGATGATGCGCGGCGATGGTGGATTGAAGAACTCCAAAGTATAGGGGAATATCAGCACTTCTCGGATATTTTTGGAGGAAACGTATTTGTTTATGGTGACGCGGAGATCGTTCTTCCTGTTATCGATCTTGGTGAAAATATCATCGATTCATCTTGTTACTATATAGGGCATGATGGTGTCATACATACACTGAGCGTCGAAAAAATATCGGACTTTGAGCATTTTGCAGATATTTTCGGTGCGCATCTAACGCTCATGAAGCCGGAGTTCGCGAAACAGATCTTCAACGGAGTTTCTGTAGAATATGAGACACGCGGCGCAGCCTATATGGATATACGATACCGTACCAGTTTTGATCAGCGGTCATGGGGCACTTGGAAGAATATTTCAGATGCACAGTTTATCGGGCGCTATGTTGAGATATCTATTTTACCGCGATCATCTGATGGGATCGGTAATATAGGAATTTCAAACGTAAAAGTCATCATCGATGTGCCAGATCTTGAAGAAATTGTTGAGAAGGTATACTTGCAGGCCGAACGATATCGGCTGAAGTATAGGCGTAGTTTTACCGAAGTTCGATCCGTTGCACTCTATGTGCAGGATGGACAAGGGCAGCAGGCGACCGGGAATATCCTTGAACAGACAAGCACACATATCGATATATGTATTTTGGATGCGAATGGGGATATGATACCGGGTTTACTGCAAAAGGCAGTGATTAGGGGGTATTAACATGAGGCAACTCACACAAGAAATGAAACCGGGACCGGCGATTGATGCGATCAATGCACACACACATGCTGACGGCCTCGGTGTGCCGATCCCAACAGACGGACTTGAAGATGGTGCAGTCACGCGAAAAAAGATTGCACCGAAAGCGGTATCAAGCGCTGAAATTGATAACGGAGCGGTCGGTGTCGAACAGCTCTCGGAAGATCTGTCAAATAGTATTCAGCGAAATATCACGGCGGGCGTTAATGCGCCGGGATATTATAAGCGAGACGTCCCATTTTACTTCCATCATAAGACAATCATCGCTTCGCCGCATCGGCTCTGGCTTAATATCAGCACACACGGATTTATCCTTGAAAAGCAGAAGCTGATCGATATATCACATGATGAAGCGTTTGACAGCAAAGCTCAGCTGTGGCAGGCGGATCACGATTATCAGATAGATGATGTCGTCTATCCGTCAGACACTAAGAGCGGATATTACTATAGGTGTACGGTGGCAGGGAGAAGTTCTCAACTGACACCTGTATTTCCTCAAACGCTTGGACAAACTTATAACGACGGTAATGTCGTATGGATATGCGAGTACGATTTTACGGTTGCCGCAAATCGTGCTGGGCGCGACTTCTATATCTATGCCTGCATACCCAAAACTGGAGTTGAGCCGGTGATCGTGGTATCTGCTAATGCCACAGTGCCTTTGCGATATACGGCAGATAACAGCCGCAAAGTCGGAGGATTCCACTGCGAATGCGCGGATGTTGAGACACCGACACCTGACCACTGGATGCGCGGATGGAAGAAAGGCGAGATCATTCCGTTTGCTGTGTGGGACTTGAAACACCGCCCGAGTGGAGCTCCAGAAGGGATGACATGGATACCGGGGCACGGCTGGATCGGGATCTATTTTCTCTCGAGTTCTGGTACAGCGACCGACCGCAAACTTGTGACAAAGCACGGCGGCACAATCGCTGACGGCACCAGTGCGCCGACATGGAGCGATTTTGATTTTATCGAGACGCTGGCGAAACAGTCGCAGCACCTGCCGAGCAACGACACTCTTACGGCTGCGGGGCTTGGAACGCCAACAGGCCTTGCAATCAAGGGGGCTACCGATCCTGTAACAACGGGCGGTCATGTAAACACGAGCGACACACGCATCGTATCTTATTTCGGCGTCGAAGATGGATCGGGCGTTGTATGGACATGGGGACGAGAAAGCTGCTGGACTACCAACGGGTATTACCGCGCTCTCGTGTCCGGCGATTGGGGCGGTGGCGGCTCTTGCTCGCCCCGCTGGGTGGCTGGCGCGCATGTGGGTGCTCTGGCTCCGACTTGCGCGGCGCGTGCCGCGTCTGAGACGTTGGACGGCGAAAATTCTACGCTTATGGCTGTTATTCGTTCGAGATTGGAGGCAATTCATACGCCGTAAATCAAGGACGCAAGACGGCGCGTTTATATGATTATATTGGCTTATATGTTGTTTTGATTCGGGTATTACCGCGCTCTCGTGTCCGGCTATTGGGGCGGTGGCGGCTCTTGCTCGCCCCGCTGGGTGAATAGCACGAATGTGGGTGCTCTGAATCCGAATTGCGCGGCGCGTGCCGCGTCTGATATGTGGAGGTCTGAGCCAACCCACAGCTGAACATATAGGCCATGCCAATACGGCAAAATACACAACGGGGAGGAGGCGGCAGCTAGTAGCCTGTTGGATCGGCGAATATTGCCGCCATTATCCATGAAACGCTTTGGTCATTTATATCAAAAAATCATTGATAAAGAGAATTTGGTGAAAGCACATCAACGAGCACGAAAAGGGAAAACAAGTAAAACGGCTGTCCGATATGTGGACGAGCATCTGGAAGAATGTGTCGAACTTCTTCACGCTGCACTCAAAAATCATACATATAGAGTATCTGATTATCGGACTAAAATTGTATATGAACCGAAAGAACGGACGATATACATGCTGCCGTATTTTCCGGATTGCATCGTTCAACACGCGATCCTTTTGGTGCTTGAGGATATTTGGGATAAGCGATTTTTATATCAAAGCTATTCCTGTCGAAAAGGCAAAGGACAACATAGGGCATCTGCTCTATGTATGCAGTATGTGAGGCGATATAAATATGTCTTGAAATGCGATATATCGAAATTCTTTTATTCTATACCACATACAAGACTGAAAAGCGTTATTCGCCGAAAAATAAAGTGCAAGGAAACACTTGCGTTGCTGGATGAAATCATCGACAGCGTCAACCGATCGATAGACTTTGCTATGTTGTGCGTGCTCATGTCTAGCCGGGACTCAGTTTTTGATACATGGTTTTTCGTGGAGACATTGCGGACATTATCCGGGTTGTGCGGCAAGAATACGCCGATCGGAAATTACTTATCACAATGGTTCGGGAATCTCTATCTAAATGAGTTAGATACAGTAATCAAGCATAAACATCGCGTAAAAGCTTATTTAAGATATTGTGATGATTTTTTACTGTTTGGCGATGACAAAAAATCTCTGAACGAAATAAAGCGCCATATCCGGACGTTCGTGGAAGATGCTCTATGCCTCAAGCTGAGTAAGTCTGATTTGTTCCCTGTAACGCGAGGAGTTGATTTTCTTGGCTATCGACATTTTCCGCAAGGTTATATTTTAATCCGGAAAAGCACGGCGAAACGCCAGCGCAAAAACATCAAAGCGATCATGTACCAGTTGCGACACGGATTGATTAGCACCGAACAAGCCCTGTCAAAGATTGCAAGTGTATGGGGGTGGATGAAATGGGCAAATACACATAATCTGCAACTCGCAATGCAGCTATCTGAGCTGGAAAAGGAGATTATGAGTGAAGAAGTTCAGCGAAATTGCAAAAGCTAATGCGTTTCTGGAGAGTATCCCTATATCAAGAGTCGTTGGCAAAGAGATTATAGTATATGGATATGAAATCAGAACCAGCAAGCACCCTCGAGAGAATAACCCTAACTGTATTATGCTGCGCATTGAGATGGATCATAAGCGTTGCTGTACATTTAGCGGATCAACGCTTTTGCAGAGACAGGCCGAGGAGTGCAAGGGAGAGTTTCCTTTTGCGACAACGCTGAAATTTGTAGGTCGCTGGCTATCGTTTTCCTAGGAGGTTATTATGCAGGAATCACCAAAACACATGAATAGCAAGTATGATTATCTCTATATGCGGGATAATTTCCCGGAGGAGGTTTGGCGGCCGTATTGGCAGTCAATACTTGACGAGAGTAAGGTATGGATCGATATTGGAGAGATTGATGCGGCAGATGGCGTGACAGATGCGACGCATAGAGTCGAAGCTTTTACTGTAAATGATAACGGGGAAGAAAAGACATCTACTCATCAGTACGAATTGCGCACAGACCCGTCCAGTGATATGATTCGGCTCGGGTTTATTGAAGAAGAAGTTCGGCAAGCACTTTCACAAGACAACAAAAAGGCTTCAAAAAGCCTTTAAGAGAAATAGAATAACGGCTCAAAAACAGGAAAATCCTAGATTTTAAGCCGTTATTTGAACGCATAAAAGAAGCCCGGAAATCCGCAGGCTTGACGCAAAAAGAATGTCCGAGCTTCTTTTGATTCCCTTGCGTACCATCGAAAACTGGGAATCAGGAAAGCGTAACCCGCCCCTCTGGACGGAGAACCTCATCGTTGAGAAATTGCAGATGATGAGCCAAGAAAAATAAGATTGTATGAACTAAAAAAGAGGGCAAACGCCCTCTTTTTTGATGCACAAAAATCGCTTTATTTTTTCCAAAACTAAATGAGAAATTTTCCAAAACTATTTGCGCGCTTATAGTTATTATCCCACCCCAACCGGGATATTTTATGAATAACACACAACAAAGCCGCTTCCCAACCGGGCAGCGGCTTTGTTTATAGAGCAAAGGAAAATCTAGGGAAGAACGATATCCACGCCGAGCTCTGCGGCGGCAGCGCGAATATCGGGCGACGGCTCGGTATCGGTGATGAGACCGGCGAGCGCGTCGAGGCTTGTGAAGTCGTAGTTGCCGTCCGTCGAAAGCTTGCGCGCCTCAGCGACGACATAGGCACGTTTGCTGTGCGCGATAATCGCTGCTTTGTTCAGTCCGTCGTCAATGTCGTAGGTGGAGACGCTGTTGGCTTTGACATCGACGCCGACGGCGCCGACAAAGGCGATGTCGGGTTTCAGACGCTTGATGAACTCCTGGGTCATACCGCCCCAGAATCCGTCACGTCCGCGGTTGATCTGTCCTCCGGCGAAGATGAGATCGATACGCGGGTTGCGTGCGAGCACGCCAAGCACGTCGACCATATTCGTCACGACGGTGAGATCGCGGTCGCTCTTCATAAGAAGTTCTGCAAGCGCGAGGTTACTCGTCGATATGTCGAGGAAGACCATGTCCTTGTCCTGGATGAGTGAGACTGCCGCCTGTGCGATGCGGCGTTTTGCGTCCACATCCATGTGGCGGTGACGGCTCACTTCGATCATGTGGACGCTCTGCGTCAGCTTAACGGCGCCGCCGTATGTACGTTTCAGACGCCCTTGCCGCTCCAGCGAACCCAGATCTTTGCGGATACAGTCCTCGGTGACCTTAAACTTTGCACTGAGCTCTTTGACCTTGACCTTTCCGTCACGTTCCACCATACGGACGATGAGCTCTTGGCGTTCCTCTAAAAACATGATATTCACTTCCTTTGGCAGGTATACGTTAAAACGCTCACGCACCTGCATCAATGAGACGTCCCTTTCTTTGCCATTAGTGTAACGCAAATCATGAGAAATAGCAAGACAATTTTATCTATTATACAATATTCCGTTTATGTCGTTTTATTGATATATTCTGTTATGATAGATAATACCGCCTATTTAGAGGAAAGGTGAGTGACAACGTGTAGGTGGATGCGATACTTTTGTGTGTAAAATACGCAGTAATAAAGATATTCGTTATTGCAGAGACGCTTAAATATTTGAAAAAAACTTTTATATACATGAAAAAATCTATTGAAAGCATGAGAAATTACGTGTATTTAGAGCGGGAATAGTCGTATTTCGTGAAAAACTTGCATAGAGGTCGGGGGAACTGTTACAATGCGGTAAGGGAAAACGCTCTGAAAAAATGTATTCCGATATGCGGGTTCCCGTATTGCCGGAACGACTGCATGGGTATTTTAGGTTTTACCGAGGACGGCGCGGCGTTTGAGGACGTAATTCCACAGCATGACAATACCCGCCGCTATGAGTTTTGCAATCATATAATGGATGTGCAGGAGATCGACAAGAGACCACATGAGCAGCTGATTCAGTCCGAGCCCCGCGATACTCGAGCCGAAAAAGAGCATCTTTGCGCGGTGTGTCTGCGCAGCTGCGCCGCGAAAGACGCAGACGAGGCACAGCCAATAGTTAAGAAAGACGGAGACGGTGAAGGAGATCCCGGCGGAGACGAGGTAGTAGACACCCAGATGCCCCGTGAGAACGTAGAGGAGTCCGTAGTCGAGGAGAAAACACGCACCGCCGACGAGGACGAAGCGGAGTACTTCATAAAGTCTGGTACGCTGCGGCATGGATCGTCTCCTCCTTTTGCACTAAAAATTTGTAAATGGCCGCACGATGATTATGAAAGGAACGTCACATGCTTTTTAGATTCGCCGCACATTGCGGGATTCCTGCCAAGCGGGTATTTTGCGCCGCAGTGCTCATGGCTGCGGCAAGTATTTTGTTCACGGGGTGCCTGACGGAAAAGGATTCGAAAGAGACAACGGCGGAGGATACGCATCTCGTGCTTGGGACGGTGGCACGTATTCAGGCGCGCGGTACGGAGAAAGCGGCGCGCATGGCGGTGGAAGAGGCATACGACCTGCTTTCGGATATGGATACGAATCCGGATCGCACTGCGATACTTGAGATGGAAGCCGCCGCAGGATCAGGGGAGTGGACGAAGATTCCCGCGGAGCTTTATGAGATGCTTTCCCTTGCGCAGGCGATTTCACGGCGGTCGGACGGCGCGTTTGATGTGACCATGGGGACACTGACTACGTTGTGGTCGGAGGCACGTACGCGCGGAGAGCCGCCGACGGAGGCAGAGATCAGGGAGGCGCGTGCACATGTGGGCTATCAGTATCTCGAATTGCGTGAGGGAAATATGGATGGCGTGCCGATCTATGAGGGGCGCCTGATGAAACCGGGGATGCAAATCGACCGCGGAGGGCTGATCAAGGGATATGCGCTTGATGAGATCTTGGAACACTGGGATGGGGCGCACCTGAAGGGAGCACTCGCAGATCTTGGGGCAAGCTCGATGCTCGGAATTGGGACGAATTCCGAGGGGGAGCCGTGGCAGGTAGGAATTCGCAATCCACGCGGCACGTCGTCTGTGGATATGCTGCTCGTGATGCCGCTTTCAAACGAGGTTCTTTCGGCATCGGGGGATGACGAACGCTATTTCATGTACGAGGGGAAGCGCTACCATCATCTGATCGATCCGCGCACGGGCTATCCGGCGGATACGGGACTCGCCTCTGTGACGGTGATTCTGCCGCTCTCAACTGACAGTCCGGCATGGGAAGGACATGCCGGCGTACTCTCGGACATGCTGTCGACGGCAATTTTTGTACTGGGACCTGAAAAGGGGCGTGCACTCCTTTCAGATTTCCCAACGGCACTCGTGATTCTCATCGGACCGGATGGAAAGGTTATCGGAGGGTGGTGAATATAAACCGTTATTCGTTTTATTAGGATGCGGCGCAGGAAAAGTAATTTTCATTCTTGTAAAAACCGATGCATCTCTATCCAAGGGCAAGGTTGCTCCATCAAATAAAAATCCGGGAGTGCCGTCGGCAATCCCGGGTATCGTTTCAAGAATAAAGCTCATCCCAACTGTGTCACGTTCGTCACGCGGAATCCCTTGGCGAAAAGGCGCTCTTTTACGGTGTCCACATTGGGGATGTCGGCGCGGATGATGATCTCGTAGGTGCCGTCCGGTTGCGGCATCGTGACCATGCTGTCGATGCTGATGTCCATCTCGGCGAGGACGGTCGAAATATCGCGCAGGACGCCCTTGCGGTCGGCGACGTGGATCGTCAGGCGCGTCTTGCCGGTATCGAGTCCCATGACGGCGACGAACGCCTTGAAGATGTCCGTGGAGGAGATGATGCCGACGAGCTTGCCTGCCG